GTTAAGATTCCCTCTCAAGCAGAGCAGGTAAAGGACGGTTATCATAAGCTGGAGCAAAAGGAAGGCTCCCGTTTCCTTCGTAAATCACAATTTAGTACGAAACAAATAAAGAGAGCTTGGGGGTTTTAAGATATGGCTACATTAACAGGAAGCACAATTGCCAGTTCCTACGATCAACTCCTTGCCCTGCCGAGTGGTGGTGGCAACGGTGCGACACTGGTTGCGTTGACTGACGGCAACGCGGGAACCACCTTTGCCCTTCAGTTAAGCACCGGAGAGATTAAGTCCACTGGAACCCTTTCGGTTGCAGGGGTATCAACTTTTTCTGGAGACGTTCGTCTTGAAGATGATGCCGGAGGGGAGTATGTCGGTATCGCCTCCCCTTCTGCTGCTACTACCTACACGGTTACGCTTCCTGCTGCTGTTGGTGGGAGTGGTCAGGCTTTAAGGACTTCTGATAGCTCTGGCACACTGGAATGGTTTACGCCGGAGACGGGAGATATTACTGGCGTAACAGCCGGAACGAATTTAAACGGGGGAGGAACAAGCGGGACTGTAACTCTTAACCTCGACACAACCATAACCGGATTAACAAGTGTAACTTCCACAGCCTTTGCCGGAGGACTTACGGGAAATGTTACAGGAAATGTTACAGGAAACGTCACTGGCAATGTTACCGGAAATGTTACTGGAGATTTAACTGGAGATTTAACAGGAGACAGCGCAGGAACCCACACGGGTGCGGTTACAGGGAATGTTACAGGCAACGTGACCGGAGATGTCACAGGTGATCTGACGGGTGCAGTCACAGCAACCGGAACACTGGCTGACGGAGTTACTGCAACCACTCAATCGGCTGGGAACAACTCCACAAAGGTTGCCACGACTGCCTATGTTGACGCGCAGGTTGCTACTTCAGACACGTTGGCAGAGGTGCTTGCTACTGGCAACACAACTGGATCGACGAACATCATTGTGAGTGCAAGTCAGTCCATTACGACTGACACAATTTCAGAAACCACATCTGCTGCTGGTGTAACTATTGATAGTGTCTTGGTTAAGGACAACTCTGTTACTGCAACCACTTTCACTGGCGCACTCACGGGCAATGTCACTGGAAACGTAACTGGCAACTTAACTGGAGATGTTACTGGTGACGTTACCGGAGATGTAACGGGTGATGTAACGGGTAATGTGAGTGGCACTGCTGCGACTGTAACTGGAGCAACTCAAGCTGCCATTACCAGTGCGGCCAACCTCGCAACGGTTGGGACAATCGGAACAGGGGTTTGGCAAGGTACAGCAGTAGATGGTGCTTATGTTGATATTGAAGGAACAGAGGTTAAGTCCACAGGTGAAAGTGGGGGAACAAAGTTCCTGCGTGAAGACGGTGATGGGACTTGCTCTTGGCAGACTGTAGCTGGAGACATTGAAAGCGTAACTGCCGGAACGAACTTGAATGGAGGAGGCTCCTCTGGTGCAGTTACTCTTAACCTTGACACAACATTGACCGGACTTACTTCCGTCACTTCCACAGCCTTTGTGGGAGATATAACCGGAGACGTAACGGGCGATGTGTCTGGTTCGTCGGGCAGTTGCACAGGTAATGCGGCTACGGTTACAAACGGGGTTTACACCACAAACAATCTTTCTGTTATGGCAGCTACAACCTCCGCGCAGTTGGCGGGGGTTATTTCAGATGAGACGGGAAGCGGTTCACTTGTATTTGCCACCAGCCCAACGCTGGTAACTCCTGCGCTTGGAACCCCTGCATCGGGTACACTTACAAACTGCACTTTCCCCACACTGAACCAAAACACCACCGGAACAGCAGCAACAGTTACAGGTGCAACACAAGCTGCCATCACTAGCGCGGCTAATCTTGCGACTGTCGGCACAATTGGTACGGGTGTCTGGCAAGGAACTGCGGTTGATGGGGCTTATGTTGATATTGAGGGAACAGAAGTTAAATCGACCGGAGAGAGTGGTGGAACGAAGTTCTTGAGGGAAGATGGTGATGGAACCTGTTCTTGGCAGACTGCTGGAGGTTCGGGTGATGTCAGTAAGGTTGGCACACCTGCGAGTGGTCAAGTGGGTTACTGGACAGGTGATGGAACTTTAGCAGGAGAGAATAACCTTTTTTGGGATGCGACTAATGATCGGCTCGGCATAGGCACTACGGCTCCAGCTTACAAAACTCAAATAGTAGATAGCTCGGACTGCATACTTTCAGTTGTTTCCGGTTCAAGCAGTGAAGCCTCTATTTATCTTGGTGATTCGGTAGCCACAAGGGGTAGGCTTAAATATGACAACTCCGACGATTCTCTGGCAATTTATACAGATAATAACGAAAGAATGCGGATTGATTCTAGTGGTCGGGTCGGCATAAATGAAACCTCAGTAACCTCAACCAACTCTAATATGCTAGAGGTTAAGAGTAGTGCAGCCTCAGTCACATCTGCCATTCGCACAGTTAATAAAGACACAACCGCTGGAACAGCTCAGGGTGCAGCACTTGATTTTGGTCTTTCCAGAAACAGTGGGGCTTATAAGCCTCAAGCTGCAAAGATAGCCGTAGGCCGTGAACAGGATTGGACAAACGATGATGCAAAAATTGATGCCTTTATGTCGTTTAGTGTTTATCAAAATAATGCACTTAACGAAAGAATGCGGATTGATTCGTCGGGCAACGTCGGGATAGGTACTTCGGCTCCGTCGACACTATTCCATTGTGCGGGGAACGGAACTTTCAGTCATGGGAGCAGTAACCTTCAAGTAGATTTCACGGCGAACAATAGCACCATCCTTAATTTCACAAACGGCACTTCTGAAGGAACTGTACTTCGCACCGATGAATACTTTAGGTTTGATACGGGGGGTTCCACCGAACGGATGCGTATCGGCTCCAGCGGTCAAGTCTCCCAACCTGTTACGACCATCACTCCAAGCTCATCGGCTACAGTCACCTACACGGTGCCTATGGATCAGAGCAATATTCAGAAAGTTGTAGCCCATGAAGATAACGCGGATATAACAATTAATGTAAGCAATATGGCTGCTGGTAGGACAGTAAAGCTGCACGTTGATTTAAGTAATGTTTTATCATTTAGCTCACTAACAGTTAACTGGAATAACAACCAAGTCTACGAACCGGATACTGCGATGGCAATGGTTGACGCAATAGGGGATGACATGGTTAACGCTACCTACACTAACTTTATGGTTGATCTGACTGCATACGGAACTAACGCGAGTGACGTTTACGGAAATGCGTCAGTGTTCGCCTAAACCAAACAAACAAAATAAATAAATACTATGCCTAATACATACAACTGGACACGTTTAGAACCTCTCGTAAAAACGGAGGAAGTAAACGGTTCCCAACAAAAAGTAGTAATCACCCTCGTTGCGGGTCTCACAGCCCAATCCGATGACGGTTACAGTTCATATATGGACAGCGCAATCAACTGCCCACTCGACCCTGACAACTTCATTCCTTTTGATGATCTCCCAGAATCTTGGGCAGTCGATAAAGCCAATGCAGTTGCCGAGGAAGGTGACTGGAGAGGTGCGCTGGATAAACAGATTGAAGCAGCAAAGGCCCGTCCATTGCCAGCCAAGTTTCCTTGGCAGCAAACTGATGAGGCTCCTGCTGAATAATAGGATACTTCGGGTGGAGTAATGATAAATGATCTGGAATGGCTGAAAGTGTTCGGAGTGAACGGCAGCGTACTTGCCACTGTTTCGCTCTCGGACTTTGAGTTAGTTCTGAAAATACTAATGCTGCTCCTTACTTGTATTTGGACAGCCGTAAAAATTGTTAAACTACTAAAAGAAGAATGAAAGAAAAATTAAAGAGCAGGAAATTATGGATGGCTATTGGTGGCCTCCTGACTGTAGCTGCAACCGAGTGGCTGAACCTGTCAGCCGAACTAACAGAACAAGTTGTTGGGGCTGTAATCATTATCGTACCTGCCTATATCGGAGGTCAAGGCATAGTGGACGCGATGAAGGAGTACGCCTCGGCAGGTAAGAAAAAATGATACTAGCCGCACTCAAGGGCTTGGCCGCATTACCTCGACTGATAGATGCGGTTGAGTCCTTGGGGATTGTGGCAAGGGCGCAGATGGCGCAACAAAGAAAAGATGAGAAAGATAAAGCTGTTGATGATCTTATTGATGCTGCACGCAACAAGCGGATGCTTGAGCGTAAAGTTGAACGGCTTTCAGGAGATAACGGAGGCAAACCCTGCGGGGTTTGCGAATGCTGTAGAAACAGATGAGGGAGCGGAATTTATTAGACAACTTGGAAGGTACATTAATCAACTGGAACAAAAGATAGAGGCAGGACAATGACTTTAACCGAACTGGCAGATCAAGTTACGACTAAATTAAGTGACACCGACTCCGCTTCGGTTGCCACTTGCAAGAAGTTCATTAATAACCGCTACAGGATGTTATGGGATTCGGGGCTATGGACAAACTCACTGGGGGTTGTAACCAAGACGGTCGCAGCAGAGGACGAAACCCTTACCTTATCTGGTGATCCAACCATATTTTACTATCCCACAAGCTCAACAGTAGCTTCCACGGCCCCAAGATTGCAGTTTGTGGTGGCTACGAAGTTCACCGAGACAGGGAAAGAGGACGGAGCGGAGGTTGTTGGGTCAAATTGGATGCAATTCTTTCAGTTAGACCCGAACATTTGGGAGAACACCAGTTCTCGCAGGGCTAACCCTACCAATTTCACTCCCCTACCCCCTGACGCAAGCGGGTATTGCCGCATTAAACCGCTCCCCACGCCCAAGAACGCGGGTACACTGTACGCATTGGGTAAATTAAAGTTCACCGAGCTTGGTGATTCGGATTCTCCGGTGATATTGGGGTCAGATAACGTGCTTCTGGCTTATGCTGAAGGGGATATGCTGGAAAGGTCGATGCAGTTCCAGAAAGCACAGGCTAAATATACTGAAGCAACCACATTACTACAGATTTGCAGGGACTTGGACAATGTTCAGCCAGCGAAGGTGAACAGAATCATCCCTGACGTACCAAACCACTGGCAAACGCAGGATTTTATTAACTAATGCCCGTACTCTCCAACAACGTGCTGGATGACCCGTTGATTCTCGACGGGAACAACAGTTTTGTAGGAGGGCAAGTGAGTGCGTCCCGCGCAAACCTTGTTCCTCCCGATGCTTATGCTGAAGGAAAGAACATTGACCTTGATGAGTTTGGAAATGCGGTTACTCGTAGGGGAACGAGTCTAAAAGCGGGTTACTTGGTGTGGGAGGATGTTAATGTTAATTGGGAAGCGGAATCCTCTCTTTGGGAAGGCTTGATTTCCCCCATCACTTCACTTGGCTACTTTGACACAGGGAGCGAGGAGTATATAGTTGTTGCTGACGGTTCCAATTACCTGAAAGCTGTCACTGAATCGGGTGACTTCACTATGTTGACCGGAGCAACCTACTCTTCTGGCTCAAAGATTCGGTTTGCTCAACTTAATGACCGACTTTACTACACAGATGCATCCAGCAACCTGCGATACATTGAAGGCTCCACTGATCCGGTTACTGCCGAGACTATTACTGCCGGAAAGATTACCAGCATTACGGTTACAACGGGAGGGTCGGGATATACTTCGGCTCCTACAGTAACAATAGATGCTCCCTCCAGCGGAACGACTGCCACCGGAACGGCGGTGCTGGGTTACGATGGAAGCGTGGTCAGCGTGACCATGACAAACGAGGGAACAGGCTACGACAAGAGCAACCCTCCTGCCGTTTCTTTTTCTACTTCCAGTGGAACTGATGCAGAAGGGACAGTTAGAATTTCACAAACACCAAGCAAGCCGAAGTTTATCGTTTCCCACACCAACAGACTGTTTGCTACCAGCGCAGATACGACTGTTCCCTCTGATGTATTGTATGTGAGCGGGATACTCGACGGGGATGCGTGGGATTTGGCGGGGGATAATCTGCGAATTGGCAATGACCGCGACCCTATAACTGCCCTCATGCCAGCGCAGAATTTTGATCTTATCGTCTTTAAAGAGAGAAGTATTTACAAGGTAACTGCTGACCCGACACAGGAGGTTTCGCAGTGGAGTATAAAGTTGGTCAACAACCGGACAGGATGTGTGGCTGACGGGACGGTTCAGCAGGTCGGTGCGGATATTATGTTCCTTTCCCGTGACGGTGTTCGCTCCCTGCAATCCATTCAGGCGGGTACGGAGACAGACATTTCCCTCCCTATCAGCCGCAACATAAATGATTACATTGGAAGGATAAATCAAGCTGCGGTGAGCAAATGCACGGCAACCTACTGGCGTAACCGTTATATGCTGTCTGTTCCGCTGGATTCTGCCACCACACCGGACACAGTGTTGACCTACAACCTGCTTGCAGGGGCGTGGTGCGGGTTCTGGACAGGATGGGAGGCGAGGGGTTTTGCTATTAGTGCATTCAGTGGTAAGTTGGCCCTTAATATCGGAACACAGAACGGGGAGCTTTACACTTGGGACGACACTACACCGGAATCCTCCACGACCATAGCAGACTTTAAGGATGGGAATTCCACCTACGAATCCTATATCACAACACGGGCATATACCTACGGGGAAACATGGGGAGACAAGATCGGTTACTCTTCACAGTTTAACTTCGGGAACCTCCATACTGATGCAGTGACCGGAGAGATTAATTACTACAAGGACTTATCTTCAACAGGGAGCGCACTGGATTCAAGCCTGTCACTGGCCGGAGATACCAACCTAATCCGAAAAGGTTACAACATGATTGCCAAGGGTAGGTTTGACCAGATGCAGTTTAAGGTAACAGCAGACGGAGGAAGGCTTGCTCTTCAATCCATTCAAACCAGTGCCTTTGGCCAACCTATTGACCCACAACGATGACTGCCTTGGACATAATGACACTCTCGGTTGGCTTGTTTTGTCACAAGCACCTCGCCCACTGCCAGAAGTGGGACAAGTCACTCATGTTGAAATGGGTGCAATGGTTCATCGTCAAAAAGAGGTACTGGACAGTAGTTCGGGATGGCGAGTTGAAAGGGGTGGTTTTACTTCGGTTCTTGGACAACGAAGAGGACTGTAAGACTGACTACAGGGACACGGGCGGAAGGCTTTGCTTTGTTGATGCTGCGGTGGCGCGGGGAGACGGGGTATTGAAGGAACTTTACACAAAGATGTTTAATGATATGGGGCATCGGGCAGACACAATGGCTTGGGTGCGGCCAAAACATAACGATAAGATAGTTTGCGTTCCTATGGAACGTGCAAGGAGAAGATTAATAAAGGGATAATATTATGGGTAAATCATCA